AGGTATTGTCTCTAGTGCCGGTATGATAATTGGTGGATTTTCCGATATACTTAATGGAATAATAAATGGTGATTTGATGCAAGTTTTAGAAGGAGTATTGGATGTAGCATTAGGGATATTAGGAGTAGTCTTTTGGACAGTAGGAACTCTAATTGTTACTGTTTTAGGAACAATAGCAGGATTGCTTATCGGTGGATTCTTTGAGTTATTAGATGCTGAAAAGAGAAATGGAGCGCAGTTTGTATCTGCTATCTTACAATTAGTAGGATGGGCGGCAGCAATAGGTGCTTTATTCCTTTATATTACTAGCGGTGCTTGGATAGTAACAGCAGTAGTCGCAGTTGCATCATTAATAGGTGCTACACTCTTAGGCCAACATGCAACAGGTGGAACAGTAAGTAAACCATTACAATTAGTTGGTGAAAGAGGCCCAGAATTAGTTGCATTACCTAGAGGCTCAAGGGTTTATACTAATTCTGATAGTCAAAAAATGCTTGGTGGTGGCGGCGGTAATACAATTAATGTTCATGTAAATGGTCGAGTAGGTGCTTCTGATGCAGAAATACGAGATATAGCAGATAAGGTTGGAAGAGAAATTAACCTAAGAATGAATAGAACAGCCAATTCACAAGTGAGGTTCTAATATGGATTCAGAAGGTTATACACAAATTGCAGACGGTCATCATTTCGTTATGCTAGAACTTAGTAGGAGGGCCGCTGCTAAGACCCCTAATACAGACAATACAATAGAAACAAATAGGATTTCTTTACTATGCGAAACAGTAGGTATAAGCACTACTAAATCTGCATACCCAATAGATATACCATTTTCAGGTATAGTTTCTGGAGAATCCGCTACAATGGTTATGGACTTAGGTTCAGCAAGAAAAGATATAACTATCGCAGGAAAAATAGTAGACCAAACAATTACTAAATGGAGTGGAGAAGGCGAAGTTAAAAGAAGACATATGACTAGTTATGAAATTGCACAGATGTTACATTCATATGTTGATTCTTCTTTCTTACATGAAGACCAAAACATTTCTAAATTAATTATATTAATGCCTAGCCGAGTAGATAATAATTATGATTATAGATTATTAGATGGTGAAGATGAAGACGGATTAAATCATGGCCCTTATGATGCAACAAATAACTCACAAGGACAAAACACTCCTTTAGAAGATTTACCATTAATTCCATTCCACTTTGCAAATAGAAGTTATGATGTTCCTTCTTGGAGTTGGGGACATACTAAGAAAACCTTTGATGCGTTAGAATTCGCTAAAGATGAGGTTGAAGGAATTAGAGGAATGGTTAGCACATTTTCTTGTGATTTTGCAGGGCCGGAAACTCCAACAGTAAATTTCAATCTATCATTCGTTCAGTCTGCAACTGTAGTATCTGACTTTGTTAATGCATCATTTTGAGGAGTAATCATGCCAGGAGTATTTGTTGGAGAAACCAAATCATTAGTATTCCCTGTGATGTGTGATGGTTATTTACAACTTAAATATCTTGAAAAGAATGTAGATGCCTCTGTAGATTTAGCACTACGAGAGGGTGTTTGGGGTCATACTGATTCCTTTTCTATTGAAGCCATAATTACTCCATATGATGTAAATGGTTACGGTTCTAGAGGAAGCACCGCAACGGGTGTAACTACCTCTGAAAAGACTCCTCCAAGTGTTAATATAGACAATTCAAGTTTAACAAATTATATGAGTGAGGATTATTTTAGCACTACTAGATTAGATAGAAAACTAATGATATTCCATAATGCTAACTTTCAATTCTATTTGGAAAATACTACTTCTAATAATTTTAATCAGCCAGCAGAATATAGATTAGGAGTTAAAGTCCAATCTCAATCTCCGGTTGTATCAAATAGTATTATTGGTTCTCATAATACATTATATGGAAAATATGATACATTTGCTATGTATGATGGAATATCTACATCTAAGAGATTATTAGATGATGTTAGTATAGAACAATCAAATACTTCTATTATTGAATTAGACACAGCATCAAATGTAAATAAAGTAGGGGTAGGAACAGAAATATTTGATAATACTGGAGCATCTAAAGGAAAGGTTACTGCAATTAATTATTCTAATGGAACATTAACTATGGATGCAACACAAGGATTAGCAAATGATGGGTATACTGCATATTATTCACAACCCAAAGAAGCATTGTATATGGAAAGTATAATTAAAGTAGGTTGCACATTTCATATAAATGGAACAGTTCAATTATTTATAAATGGTGACTTAATTAAGGAAGGCTTAATCACAGTTACTGATTTTAACTTTGGGACTACAGATTGTTATATTGGTCAAGACCCTGATACTGCTAATACACAATTCATGGGAGAATTACATGAAATAAGTATGTATAAAAGTCCTAAGCCAACATTAAGTTCTACTACTCTTTCTCCTGGATATAACGATATTCTTTTCTATTATAGGTTTGGTGAGTAAATGGCAATGGAACGATATGTCTATGTTTTGAATAGTGATAAATATAGTAATGAAAATATTCCCTATTCATTTGATACTAAAAACCGCGCATTTGCATTAAATCAAGCATTCACAAATACCTCGGTAAATCCAATAATCAAATCAACAAATATAACAGCAGAATACGATGGTGTTTCTGCTAATTTCTTTGAGATTAGAAGTGGCCCATATGACGGTATGATTTCTGCTGATAATTCAGATAGAATAGTAAATAGAATATATCCAACTGCTAATGCTACTGATATTGCTGCATATGCTAAAAATAGACAGCAAACCCGTTCTTATAAAATCAGGACACATTCTTCTAAGTCAAATGAAACTCATAATAGTAAAGTAATTGGGTTAGATGGATTAGATATTAATTTAGATACTAATGATTATTTTGTATTAATTAATCCTGAAATAACTCATCCTACTTCAGATAAACACCCTTCAATAAGACCTCATTTTGCTAGGATAACTCAACTAATTTCTTATGATACATACGGAGACGGGTTTGAATTTGAACCAAAATATACTGGCCCTATTTCTAAAGATACTAATTTTGAAATATACAAAGGGCCAGCCGCAACTGATACTGATGTTGTAGCAGTTAGTTATGGTCTTCGTGGAGATGGTAATGAAATCAATCCAGAAACAACAGATGACACTAATTTTGATTTTATTACAGATAAATATGATGCATCAAATCAGGCCAGTAAACCAACATGGTATTTCTATAATGATAGATTACAAACCAAAGACCAATTAGATTATGGTACTAAATATAATTTAACTACTTGTAGGTGGTGGGCTAATTGGACAGATGTAGGAGATTATGCAAATGGTGCCGCTGATACTCAATTTGCCTTTAACGCTCTTTTAACTACTCCTAATAATCAACCCACATTAATTATAGGACAGAGTGTATATTACAAAGATAATTCTAATAATTACATATATATGGGGAATGTTGCAACAGATACATCAAGTAATTTTACAGTAGATTATGCAAGAAATGCATTACCTTTAACAGCATCTCAAACAGACCTATCAGTATATGTTGGTAGAACAGTTCATCAAACAGTATTCAGAACAGAAAGAGAATATGGAGATGAAATACAAGACTTAGGGCCAAGAAATCAACATGCTACTTTTGTAGATAATATACACACTAAAGATGCGTATTTCAATGACCAATATGATATAGGAAACAATGAAACATTAGATGAAAATCAAGCAATTGATTATGAAGAATCAAGTGATTTACCAGCATCATCACCAGCAGGACAATATACATTTAACCCTAGTATTTGGAAGGATGCATTTAGAAATTTCAGAAGAACTACAAATGATTTAAAATCTTCTGCTTCAGGCTACACAACAGCAGGCACTATATCAACTCTTCACGCTAACTTAACAGGGCCAAAAAGATATTTATATTACAAGTCATCTCATCTTAAAAATAATGCAGTTATACCTGTAACAGAATTAAGAGTCAATAACCCAAAGGAAAAAATAAGTCAAATTGCTAGAGTAAAAACCTTAGATGGCTCAGGAATACAATTCTTAAAATTAAAAGAAGATGCTGATTTAGTAGTAACAAAAGCAATTCATACTAATACTCTAAAAGAATTTAAATTACCTTATTATGTTAATAGTTCTTATAATAGTGATGATGGACACTCTATAGTATTACAACAAGTTCCAGATACAGAAGTGGATTATCCTACAATGAGTCTAAATGATATACTTAGAGTGAATGATACTTATTATAGAATAGTAGATAAAGGGCCAGTGACGAGTAGTAATAAACTACATTTCTATGTTAGCCATAAGAAATTATCTGATGCGGCTACTTGGTCTGCGTTATCATCAGAATCTGATATGGAAACCTTTACGGGTGCAGATGTATATGTAATGGCTTGGAATGGCGGGCTTAATAGTTCTTGCCCAATAGATTCAGAAGGGGTTTATGCCTCCAATACACTACAACGATTAACCATGCATGGTAATACTATATCATTAAAGGATAATAGTTTATACAATAAGAAAATATCTTTGTTAAATCCTGAATTTTATGGGCATGATATTACTATAAACTACGGTGATTCTTTACATAATCATATTAAATTGAAATCCACTAAGAAATTTTATCAACCTGATTCAGAAAGAATTGATTTTATGTATTATTACAATGGTAATTATGCAATAGAAGAAGAAGCCTTTAATGGAACAATAGAAGATATAGAATCTAGTAGTAGTGAAGGAATGTTAACCTATACTATTACAGGGCGAGATAAAACTTCAATTTTATTAAATAATATAACAAATAATAATTTGAATAAAACAAATGATATAGTATATTCTACTTTAGCGTCAGTTTTTGATGAACCTATCTTAGATACTAGAAAATTTACTCCTTCTAATGACACTAATCCAATTACCTTTGCTGCGCTTACGGGAAATAATAATAAAATAATACCCGATGCAAGTGCTAATCCTCCAATAGAAGGGATGGAAAAATACGATTTATTGTTCAATGATAGTGGAGCATTTCTAGGAGAAGTAGATACTGTTACAGGAACAACTACTATTACAGTTACATTAAAAGGCT